GGTTGCTTCGATGTATTTCATACGCACATTTTCATCCGTCAATGAATGAATAGCAACACAGCTCATATTTAGCCGGGGATTTTTGTCAGGATCTGCGGTAAACATGCTAGGCACAAGTCCCATGCCTTGTGGGCCAGGAGCCACGCTTACGGGGTCTTGTATTGTGACATGGTTATTGCCAGGGTCTGTGTCCATGACTTTGGCGATCATTTCCTCGCCAGAGTTCAGTTTGAATGTGTAAACTTTTCCAATTTCCATTATTTGCTTTCTGTTAGTTTTGTTCTGAGTTCAGTGAACCCGCCCACCAGTTGATCATCTAAAAAGATCTGTGGTACTGTGCGAGCATTTGGTACTGCTTCTAGTAGTTGTTCTCGAGTCCAGTCATGCTGGATGTTGCGTTCTTCAAATTCAATGTTTCGTGATTTGAGCAAGGCCTTGGCTTGGTCGCAGTAGGGGCATTGGTCTTTTGACCATACAATTGCTTTCATTTTATTTTCTTTCTTTTGATTTATCGTAAGTTTGTGCAAAGATATCTTTCTTTACAACACCATAGTCGCCAGGACCATGTTTCACAATGTAATCATTGCCTTTGGTATATTCTAAATTACCCCATGACGCTCGAACAACACCATCATGGTCAGCAAGTCGAGCTACCTTCATGATCTTTTTGGGTGTTGCTGTACCATCACCGTTGTCATCATAGTAGGCCGTAAACTTAATAGGGCTCACCGGATATCGTTCGCCCTTGGGTCCTGTAATAATCTTAAAACCAACTGTGTAGGCAACAGGACCTTCTAGTGTGTCTACTGTGCCGTTGTCTGTGGCAGTTTCATAACTGATAGGGGTTGGGTGTTTGTAGGTTGCAAACCCACCTGGTTGGAACCATTCGTCGTTAATCATAGATTTGGTAACTCGTCGTAGTCAATAGCATCTCCCATGACACCAATCACATAGTTGGTTGATTCGTTTTCCTGCAGGGCAGTTTGTTTCTTGCTGGTGTCTACATGCTTGTTGAACCATGGGATAGGTGTAGAGCGTGGTGCTGGCTCAAGATACTTGATGCCAATTTCTTTCAAGGCATTGGCTGCTGTGTAATCCACAAAGTCTTTTAAGATTTGTGCGTTAAGGCCAATCACTGGTCCCTTGTTGAACAGGTAGTCAGCCCACTCTTTTTCTTCACGGATCACATCTAGGTACAGTTGATACACTTCTGCTTCACATTCTTGTTTGGCTTGAGCAAAGCGAGGGTCTTCTTTCACCACTTGATTGATGATCCACCCAGTCCATTCCTTGTGCAGGATTTCGTCCTGCAGGATCAACTGAATGATGTTGCCGTTGCCAATAAAGATACGATTTTCTACCATGGCAAGACTGGTGGCAAATGATACCATGAAACGGAATGCTTCTAATGCATAACTTGCGTTGAGTGCCATCCAAATAGCTTTGACGTGGCCGTGATCTTTGACAGGAACTTCTAGTTCTTTTTCGCAGTTGACCATGTGCAAGTGATCGTAATACTTGCCCACGCTTGACGCCATGTCCACAATCTCTTTGGTGTCATGAATGGTATTAAACACATCCTTGGGCACATTGTAGATGTTGCGGATGATGTGGCTGTAACTGCGGCTGTGAATGTTGGTTTCAAAGAAACTCCAGTTGTACATCAATGCTTCCAATTCTGGAATACTAATTACAGGAGTAAACACCTGTGCTGGACCACGGCCTTGCAAGCTGTCCAGTGCAGTTTGGCGTAGTAGGTTTGCAGTAAAGATATGCTTGACAGTTTCTGATGCTTCTTTAAAGTCATTGGCATCCTTGCTCAATGAAATTTCTTCTGGGACCCAGAAGAAACCACGAGCCTCTTGTTCGTACTTGGCCAATTTGTTGTACTTGACTTCTTCAAATCGTTGAATAGTGACTGGACCCGCTGGATCCAAGAACATTTTGCGATGTAGATAGTCTGTTTTGGTTGATAAGTTGTATTGTGCTTGGCTCATTTTAATTTTTTCCTTTTATTCATTTTTTTTCTTCTATGGTGTAAAACCAATCATCTCCCGCTGACCACTTGCGTGTGCCATCCACTGTCCATAGATTTTGTGCAGCTTTAAAGTCTGGAAACTTCACCGTGCCCGAAATCAAACTCTGGTCGTACCACAAACATCGGTTGTTGGGTTGGCAAGCAAACTGCCCGTTTTCTAATCTAATAAAGTTGAAACTCTTATGTTCTTCTGCAACTTCAGTAAAGCCTGTGTCCACATCCATACCATCAGCACAAAAGTCCACGGTGAACAAATAAGTTCCGTAGTGCCAATCTTTGTCTTTGCCTAGAAACTTCACACCTAGATTACGCAAGCCTATTTTTTCAATAATAGTAAAACGATAGCCCATGCAGTCCCAAAGTTGCAAGGTGTCTATGGGTAGCTGGCCTGTGTAGTTTTCTTGCCACACATAAGCATGGATGGGCAGTTTGTCATACAGTGCTCCGTAGTTGGGAAACAAGGACTCGATACGAAACACCTGCCCACGTAGTGCTTTGAGACTGACCCAAATGGCAGGTTCTAATTCTCCGTGACCTTTTTCAAAGTTATAGAGAAATTCTCTTTTGACAAAGCATTTGACAGGCGGTAATGATCCTACAATATAGCTCATTTAGTATTTTCCTGATGCAAGAACTATCTTGCAAATGTGTTCTAATCTTTCAATGTGTTCATAAGCACGCCATGGGGTGACATCAATGGCCACAACTCCATGTCCTTTGATTCCCACAATATCAAATTTGATATTGCCTGCTCGATCCAGTCCCAAATTACTATGACATGCATCAGCAAGTTCTTGGCTGATAGGGGCAACATCGCCCACGTTGGGTGCTACCCGAGTATAGCGATTGAGCTCTGGAAACGCATCACTGATAGTGCTCAAATCAATACCAGCATGCATGGCTGCAATGCAATAAGTTGGATGTACATGCACAACCACTCTAACATCGGTTGAGTGCTGACCCATTTCTTTTTGTAAACCAAAGTGCAAGGGAAGTTCACCACTGGGTGTTAGGTTAGTACTGATATCAGTGTAGTATTCTTCTTGCCAGGACTTTGTTAAAAATGGAGGAACAGGATTGACCTGATCAACCAATCGAATTTTCTTAAACTGGTCAGGCTGAAGTGTTTGCTTACGCACACCCGATGGCGTAATGTAAAAGTGATCACGGTCGTGATGACGAATAGAGATGTTGCCATCTCTGCTGGTTATCCAATTGCGTTTGTACGCATCTACTAATATGTCACAACAGGTTTCTAGCATTTTTATTGTTCCAGTGAGTATGTAATTAGCCCAGTTTTTACACTATGCTCAACAACTAAATTTGTTTGTGGGTTTGATAAAATTATAGGGCTTTCTCCTGGCCCCCAATGTCCGGTATCCAAATACAATCGATCATTGTCTTGTGCCATGCCCAAGCGCGGCACAATCAACACTGTTTTATCACGCCAATCTTTAGTGTCTACATCAAGTGTAAACGATTCTCTATCCTCATCCCATTGCGTGGCTGAATAACTAGCAACAACTGATCCAGCTTGAACTGCTCGCATGTATGGGATCCAGTTCCATACAGTACCAACTTGTCGATCAAACTGCATGATGCCCGGAGTCAACTTGTCCAATATCATGGGATTGAAAACACAATCAGCAGTTTCACATATCAATTCGTTTACTGTTTGCACAAATGCAGGATCAACATCTACGCCCGGGGCAAAAACTCTATTGGTTTGTTCTTGTACGCCAAGTCCTTTTGCAAAACTTGCAGGAATTTCTACTGCCCACATTTCTAAAAAATAAGTTCCTGGCAAGAACACTGTTTCGTGACCACGTGGTAAACTGTTCCATAAGCCTTCCCACCATAAGTTACCATTTACAGTTTCTGTAAATGTGACTGATCTAGGGCTGTAGTTGTGATCATACCGTTCGTTGATCAACTCAATGCGATCTTGTAACTTCAATTGCTTGATAATTTTGCAACCCAATTGATAGCGATCTAAGTCACTTTCAAATGCTTGAACATGTTCAGCGCCATGCTTTAATGCCAACATTGACAACAGGCCTGTGCCAAATCCAATGTCAGTGCAACGTTGGTTTGCAACATACCGAGAAAGAATTCTGTCGTAGAATTGATTGCGCATGAAGTCATTGATCATGCCAAGGTTTACACCATCATGGTTGTGCCAATCAATCCTACTAAGAAAACTCATTACCAGTGCCTTATTGTATTTGCTATGATGAACCCACAAGTCACAACATGTATTATAACCCAAAAGGTCTTGAAGAACAAGGCCAATCGGGCTTCTCGTAAGGTTAAAATGGGCACATCAGGACGGTCATCGTCTGTGTGCCCCATTAGGTGGCCTGTGGCTCGTGCCCAGACTTTTTCTACACTATTCATTTCTTTATGATTTTTCCTTTGAAATTTTTAACAGCCCAAATATTTCAAATATTTTAGCATAAACATATCCAATATCAACTTCAAACCACCTATGTCTATAATTAGGTCTATATGGCATATTATGGTGATTGTTGTGAAGTTCTTCGCCACCTAGTAGGATTCCAATCGGAAACAAATTCTTTGATTTGTCATTTAAATTTTTATGGCCAGCATACTCAAACCCAAATTTATGAAAAGCATAGTTGCCAATGAATACACCTAGCCAATTTTTAGTTAATAAATGTAATACCAATGATAATACTGCTCCCAGATATCCAAACAAAATGCCTGCAACTAGATGTTGCACCCACGGACCTGCAAACCTATATTTTTCATGCAATGTTTTTTGCATCCAGTCATCTGGAGTTTGAATGTCTGGGCAATACTTTTTAACTTCATCCTGGTCAGCCTTCCACGGTTGACACATTTGTTTAAGCGTTAGATGATGTGGACTCTGACCGTCATTTTTTGTGTCGCTGGTTGCATGATGTTTACGATGTCTACTGGTGTAAGTCTCTGCCCAATTTGGCCCCAGTGTTCCAGAAATCCATAGTACAATTCTAAAAAAATATCCCAATGGTTTAGATATCAAAAAATGTCTGTGTGCAACAGATCTATGAACATAGATAGAAAAACAAGTGGTAAAAACATGCAGTTGTACCAGCCAAAAAATCCAAAAATATTGTAACTCAAACATTTTATAAATTAAAGTTTACAAGCTTCACAATCTTCTTCGAGATCAAAATCAATCTCAAGCATGGGCGCAGGTGCATCTTCTTTGATCATTTTACTGCCGGCCTTGTTGATAAGGCTGTAGTAGAATGTCTTGAGTCCCCAGTGATGTGCTTGCATTAGGTTGCGAGCAATCAGTGTGGTAGGCACCTTGCGATCAGGCCAGTGCGCTGGATTGTAGAATGTGTTGGTCGAAATTGACTGGTCAATATAAGCAGCCAACACACATGCGGTTTTCAAATAGCCAATGCAGTCTTTTTGTGCCCACATCAGTTGATATTTGTTTTTCAACTTGTGATATTCGGGCACTACTTGTGTGAGTGATCCTGCTTTGGATTCTTTAACTGATATCAGGCTCATGGGCATTTCAATGCCATTGGTTGAGTTGATCACCACAGAACTTGATTCAACAGGTGCCACTGCCATCAGTGTGGCATTGCGGACTCCGTGTTCTTTCATGAGTTCACGCAAGGGTTCCCAGTCTAGTTCTGGTGCAAAATTCGCAAGTTCGTTAACTCCGTTAGCTCGTCGTTCCCACGGAAACACACCACGACCATACCAGGTGCGATCCGAATCTTTGCAACGGCCACGCTCCTTTGCAAGCTCAACTGTTGCTTCTGTGAGATAGTAGGCTTGGTGCTCCATCCAAGATTTGACTTCGGCCAAAGCATCTGTATCACCGTACTGGAGGCTGCGCTTGGCATGCCAGTAAGCCAAGTTAGTAATACCGATACCAAGCGGCTGAATTTCGTCATTTGATAGTTTTGATTGGATCGATAGGAAGTCTTGGTAGTCCAAGATATTGCACAGGCTCCTCTGCAGAATCCTACAAGCACGACGCATATCCTCAGGATTGCGGAACGCCCCCCAGTTAATGGACCCAAGTGTACATAACGCAATGCGACCTTGATCATCATCCAGCCTTTTAAAAGGTTTTGTAGGAAGGAGAATTTCACAACAAAGATTACTCTGGTAAATGGTATGATACTCTGGATCAAATGGTCCTTGGTTCATCACGTTGTCAATGAACACTAGATAGATACGACCAGTGTCTGTTCGTTCCTTAAGTATGCCTGATTTGAACACTTCTTCAGCAGACATAGTTTTTGTCCGGAGGTCAGATCTAGCTTCATATTTGACATAAAGATCTTCAAAAAGTGCAGTGTTGGAGTAGAATGCCTCGTAAAGTTCCGGTACTTGGTTAGGGTCAAAGAACGTGATGTTTTGTTTGTGTTTAAATCTACGCCAGAAAAAAGCAGAAAGCACCACCCCATAGTCCATGTGTCGGACACGGGTTTCTTCGGTTCCTTGATTGTTCTTGAGCACAATAAGATCATCGAATTGAAGATGCCAGATGGGATAAAAAACAGTGGCACTTGCATTTCTAATACCTCCTTGTGAACATGACCGTAAATCACCAAACCATTTCTTTAAAAATGGTATCATACCTGTGTGCATGATTTCACCACCACGAATGGGTGAGCCCAGTGGGCGTAGACGTCCTATCTCCAAGCCAATGCCAGCACGTTTGCTGGCATACTTGGCCATCATCTCACCCGAAGCGAATATACTATCAAGATCGTCGTCACTCCTGATAAGCACACAACTACTGAACTGTTTAGTAGGAGTGCCGAGCCCTGCAAGCACAGGTGTAGCAAGAGTAAACAAACCATCACTGGCGGCTTGATAATATTCTTTGATATAACGCATTCTAGCTGAGTTAGGCTCTTCTTTGTGAAACACTGTAGCCGCGGCCACCATGTATCTAACTTGGGGAGTTTCATAGATTTTTCCTGTGGAACGATTTTTAACAAGATACTTTTCAATCAACTGTTCAATGGCAGCATATGAATACTGTTCATCCTTGGCATGATCAATCATGCCTTGCATACGGTTCCAGTCTTCTTCTGAATACCATTCCAACAGTTCAGGAGTGTACAGACCTGTTGCTACATTTGTTTTCACAATGTCATACAAGTGGGGAGGCTCATAACTGCCATAGACATCTTTGCGGAGCATGGAGAGTCGTTGTTTGCCTGCAACATGCTGATAGTTAGTGTGCCCAACATCAGGATTTTGCTCTACATCAATGAGATCCACAATGGCTCGCAGTGTGATACCATCAATTTCTTTAGTTGTGATGCCGTCATAAAAGTGTAGTTGAGCTTTGATCTCTACCATACTCTGACTAACATCTGCTATGCCTGCGCACACTTTGGCAATTTGGGTTTGCCATTTTTCTAAAGCCAATGGCTCTCGGGTGCCATCTCTTTTAAGAACTGTAATTATTTTCATTTTTTAACCAATTTTTTGTTGTATTTGTTGCTGACTAACACGGTGCCGAGGGTTTTCTGGTCCTGGAGTGATATTTACGATTGTGTCCTTGTCCCAATTCAGTATATATTTCTTTTGAGGCGCATGGACTAAATTGTCACTACCATGATCGGCTAACCAGCACTTTTGCAAGTCTGCACGATCAATTATTGTTATAGTATACAGGATTCCTAGCCCACGAGCAAGCCCACAGAACAAATTGTCATCCAATAGCTGCCAAGGATCGGGCCATTTGTCACAATCATCCCAGTGTAAATGATAAGGAATCCAGGGAGTAGAAAACCACCATTGGTTAATGGTGGTCAGGGCCGATTCAACATCAGCAGTAGCAGCTTGATTTCTCAGTGCGTTCCAAGACTCAAGCCTATCAGCAAAAGTTTTAGGCCACATCAAATGCCAAAGTTTGCTACGGAATATCTAATTGAAGCATTTGTGCCAGTACTGGTACAAGTGTACCCCACTGACAGTTCAGTGCCGCTGTCTGCTGGGATGAGTGTTACGCCAGTTGACCCGTTTTCTGTAAAGTTGTCAACATAACTGAAACCAGTGGCAGTGGCAGCTTGGCCACCTGTTACTGTGATTGTGCCTCTGCGTCTGGTGTCAGATCTAGTGATCACGTAATCAAAACTAAACGAAGTGATAGCAGTTTTATCAATCACCACAAGGTTGCCGCTGCCATTGTCTACCAGTGTGTCTGATATGCCTGCTGATCGTTTTAGCGTTCCGAGGTCCAGGCTCATTCCAACGTTGGTAGTGGTTGCTTGCGATTGGTAAAACACAATGTCTCTAGTGTTCTGACTCATTGCAATGGAGTTTGTGGTAGCAAGACTGATTCTAGGATGGGTGCCGCTTTGACTGTCATTGCGCTCAAACAAGTCACCAACAGAAATATTATTGTTGGCGTCAATGCTGATGATAGGTGCTGCTGGTAATGTGGCGCCATTGAAGTGATTGGCCACATCATAGAACACATTGTAACCAGTGCCGTTGAGACTACAGTCTTGAATTATAATACCTTCGCCGTAGATGTTGTCAAACACATTATGCAACACCTTGAATCCACTTGGTCCACCATCTACTGGTGTGGCACTGCCCAACACCACGCCTTGATATAGCACATCAAACCATCCATTGCTGACAGTGACTCCGGCAGTTTGGTGGTCAGTGTTGATACCATAAGTCATGCCAGTGAATTTGCATTTGTCAATGGTAATTTCTGTGCATGGCAATGCAGTGGTCGAACTGAACAAAACACCGCTAACGTCTTCTACAGCATCTTGTAACTCTACAGTAGTGAGATTGCTGGCAAAGGTCACATTATCCATACTGACTTTTTTAGCCTTTTCAATCAAGCACACATTGTGACTGCCTGACTCGGTGGTCTGGAATGACATGCTGGATATTTCAATATTTTGTGGAGGACTTGCTCCGCCCACTCCAATGTTAACACCAGTTTGCTGTTGACTGTCGGCAGTTCTAACAACCAATTCTGGGAGTGCGGCCACTGCTAACCAGTAACTTGCATTACTTAGCAAAATTCCAGTGGCTGGCACCGCGGCAATACTACGGTAGTAACTGCCTGAACTTTTGACCAACACACCAGATGCATAGGCAGTGTTGGCAGCCCAAGTTTGCACAGTAAAATAAATGATACTGGAATCGGCACCTTCTCCATACAGTTTGGCCCAAGGCGGGATCAGTATAGTTTTGGTAACAACGTAGCGGCCTGCTGGGAAAAATAAGCTTCGACGTACTTGTGTGTTATTTTGCACACAGAACAATTGATACAGTGCTCGATTGATAGCATCACTGTCATCCGTGCTGCCATCGCCTGTGGCACCAAAGTCTGTGACAACAGCGTAACTGTCCAGTCTGCTTTGTATGCTTTGGCTGACAGGATCGCCAGATGTAGGACCTGTTTGCACTGTGTAGCCAGCGGCTGCACCTTGATAGGTATATGCAGTGGTAAAACTGAGAATGTCTGAGAACTCTGTAAGAACTTCGGTATTTCCCACTATTGGAGCACCGTCAGCAATTGAGCCGTTACCAATGTAGAGTTTGCGCTGATCAATTGCCCAGCCAAATTCGGCTCCAGCTAAGGGTTGAGGCAGGTCTGTCTCGAGTCCGGTTCGTTGGGTTATTCTAGATACTTGTACTATTGCCACAGTGTGATTCCTTGAGGTATCACATATTTAGCACGTAGTACTGTTCAACCTTTTTCCACCACATGGTGCGATATTTTTCAAATTCTGCACCTTCTAGCACAAATTCCTGGTATTTGGGCTGGCCTACGATGTTGTGGTCGGCGTCTAAGTCGGGTTTTACACACATCAAAATTACGCCTTTTTGTATTCGTGTGCTATGCAGTTCGTTGTGTGCTTCTGCGTATGCACATAGTTGAACAAAGTAATCGTCAATCCATTCACGCTTTTTGGGTTTATTGGTTTGCTTGTAGTCTAGGATTGATTCTTCATTTAAATGAATGCCGGCACCGTCTGTTGTGCCTGCATACACGCCGGGAAAGTACAAGGGTACTTCAATACCCCAAAATTCACTTACATTTTTTAGTCCCTTGTTGACTACTTCTTCTGCCATAATATGGCTGGGCCAACTGAATGGATTTGATCCACGGGCAGGTATAGCACCTTCTCTGATGTACTTTTCGAGATAGGTGTGCATTCTAGTACCACGATTGGCAGCTTCTGTTGTGATGGCCTGTGCTCGTTCCGCACCAACTGCTCGACGCCAGTTGTGCAAGGCAGCTTTGCTTTCTTCACTTTTGGTTTTGTCCAGGATAGTGGTCACACTAGGAAGTTTGTTGCCATCTGGTGTGGCATAAAATCTCTTGCCGTCTATTGTGACCCTGGGTATGGGGGTGTAATCAAATTTTGGATTGTACATTTAGAAAATTTTAGAAACATCTTTGAAAAGAGAACTTGGCCATTTTGCAAACAATGACATTCGTGGACAGTCTTCGGTGAGGCTATTTTCAGTGTATCGCACACCATGCAATTTGTTTATGTTTAACAAAACTGGGCTTGGGTAAATTTCAACTTGATCAACATAGGAAAATGCGTTAGGGTGTGGTGTGTAACCATTTTCATTTTTGGAGCCACTCCGTCGAATTCTAACTATTGAAAAGAAATCCACATGACCCTCGCTGGCTGCCAGTTCCAATTGACAATGTTTGGGCAAGTTAACAAAGTCTGCCGGAGTTTCACAAAGCGGCCAGGATGGATCCTTGATGTTGTTATAATGTTCTTGCCAAAGTGTTATATCTTCAAAAAATTCATAGAATTGAGTAAAGCAATTTTCGTGATTGGCCAATGGGAAAATTAAACTGGTTGCTTTTGTTACATCCACATGAACAGGAATCATACTACCACCACAAACAATCTGAAGCCTAAGTATTGGTTGGTCAGAAAAGTGTGACAGGAATTTCCATTGAGATTGTATTTCCTGTTCAATTTCAACAGGTAGTTCAAAGTTAAACATGGTTCCCACTAGTCTATTTTCTGTGCCATAGAAAGACTGATACTCTGACCGTAAATTTTCTGGCACTACTGTGCTTGTGCTTTTTCCCAAGTTGTGCCAATTTAAATTTTCATAAATGTCTCTTTTGGCCATAGTTTGCCAAGGTAAATTTTTTATTGCATCTATAATATCATTTGATAAACTGACGTCGGGTAATGGTTGATAGTAAAAAGATCTCATACTCTAAAACTTTCTCCGCAACCACAGCGATCACGTTCATTGGGATTGCGAAACTCAAAACCTTCATTGAGGCCCTGGCGTACATAGTCTACAGTAACGCCTTGCAAATACACTTCGTTTTTTTTGTCAACTAGCACCACAAAGTCAGACTGAGCGTAATTGATGTCAGAATCAGATGGTTTGTATTCTTGTACATATTCTAACACATAAGCCAGGCCTGAACAACCTGTAGTTTTTACCCCAAGGCGAATGCCAGCATAGTTTTTGGCTTGCAGTAGTCGTTTTACTTTGGTGTATGCCTGATCAGTTAGAGAGATCATGCTTCTTTCTGTAGTCTTCTACAGCAGCCTTTATAGCATCTTCAGCAAGAATAGAACAATGAATCTTGACTGGTGGCAGTGCGAGTTCTTCAGCAATCTCTGAATTTTTAAGAGCTGCCGCTTGGTCAAGCGTTCGTCCTTTAACCCACTCGGTAACAAGAGAACTGGAGGCAATCGCACTGCCGCATCCGTATGTTTTGAACCTTGCGTCCGTGATGATGCCATCTTGTAC